GATTATGTGGAGGTGAAGATTGCGAAGAAAGCGATGAACTACCGTTTTGTGATTGGGACGAAGGGCGAGGTGGTGCGTGTGCAGGACAGTGCTAGGGTGAAGGTGGGGATGCTGCTATTGGCGAAGAAGAATGCGCGTGGACAGTTTGACACCAAGGAGGTGGTGCGATGAACGCTGTGGGCGATATGGCCGACAAGCTGGGCCTAAAGACGAAGCAAGGGCGAGAGCTGCTGTACGCAGCCGTGCAGCTTGTGCAGCTAATGGACAAGAAGCAGCAGGATTATGGGCCGAGGAATATCGACGAGTTCGGGATACTTGGCGTTGTGGTGCGGATGAACGACAAGATGGAGCGCATCAAGAATCTGCTGCGGAAGGATAAGCAAGCGGCATGTGAGGCGTATATGGACTCGTTCAAGGACATGGCTGGCTATGCGCTCATTGGAGTGCTGCTTGAAGAGAAGAAGTGGAGCTAGAGGATGGATAAGGACATAGCTATCCCTTTGCTATGTGCTTTGTATGTGGCTTACTTTATCCTACGGAGATAAGGTGAGCCAAAGGGCGAAGTCGGGTTCTTGCGATAAGCAAGAAGCAGACGTAGCATGGAGGTGATGAAGGTGAGAGGTGGGAGAGGTGAACTTCGCAAACGCTGCTCGCTTCGCTCACCCGCGCTTTGCTTGCGCATGTTGAACCTTATGCCTCCGCCCATTCGGGCTTCGAGCATAAGCCTCAACATTTGCACGGTGTAGCTATTCTCTTGCGAAGCAACCACATCCAGAGCGTGAGCGATGGAGATGAGTGAGCAGAATAAGCCCCTTCCCATAAAGAAGGAGCTTTATCATGCTTGGAAACAACGACATCCGTCGCGGTCGCGTATCGAATCGTTTCGCATTTTTGCCGTGGCACGAGCGAGGGTTTACCCATCAATGTACTCTAGTCTACTCTAGCGGACTCCACGGAAAGCAGTGCTTATGAGGCACTTCTATTAAGAGTGTGGGGCAAACCCACTCTCCCTCCCTTAGCCGGTATGACGATTTTACTCGTAGCATGACGGTTACGCTGGTTCTATTTGAACCGAAGCCAAGATATGCAAGAGATAGACAAAGAGCAAGAGGAAAAGTTGGTGGAGCAGATACTCCGGCTCAAGCAAGAGCCGCATCCGATTATCCCCATGTTGAGCGTGGATGAGCGCAAACGGATGATTGGGAATGTTGGCGCGTTTCGGACAATCGAGTTGCTTGAGCTGCGAGAGAACAGAATCCGCGCAGAGCAGTCTGACCCGATACGCTACGGCACAGAGTTCGATTCATGGGCAGACTCAGACAAGCTGCTCTCCGAATACAACGAGATGATTATCTTGGGGGGGAACAGGGCAGGCAAGACGGAGTATGCTGCAAAGAGAGCAGCGCAGATGTTCGTTGGCGCAGACTTGGGCGGTATGCCCGATTGGATCAAGGAACGTATCGAGAAGCGCAACCTGCGGATATGGATGCTCCATACGAGCCATTTCACCTCCGTGTCAGCGCAGCAGAACGTCTTCTACAAGTATTTGCCAAAGGAGCTAAAGAACCTCAAGAAGAGCGTCCACACCCAGATTGGCTACAGCCAGAAGAACGGGTTTACGGACAATACGGCCGTATACATGGGAAACCAGGTGTGGTTTATGAACTACTTCCAAGACATCAAGGTGATTGAAGGTGGTGAGGTGGACTTCATCTGGTGCGATGAATTGGTGCCGCAGGATTGGCTAGAGACGCTAAGATACCGTTTGGTGACAAGGAACGGCAAGATGCTCATCACGTTCACCCCTGTCGAGGGCTATACATCCGTTGTGAAGGAGTACGTCAACTCAGCCAAGATTACGCACTGGAAAGATTCTGACTTGCTCCCGAACAGCAACGTCATCGGCGTTCCAGCGGGGCACATGCCCTACATGGCCAAGAACGTGTTCGGGAAACACGCCTGCATTTGGTATCATTCAAGAGATAACCCCTACAACAACTGGAGCCGGATGAAGGAGACGCTCCGAGGGAAGACAACGAACGAGATTAAGATTCGCGCCTACGGCTGGGCTGAAGCAACAGCAGGAAGCCAGTTCCCTCTGTTCAATGACCACAACATCTTCAGCAAAGACCCGAGAGAGATTGAGGGCACGAACTACATGGTGGTTGACCCAGCAGGTGCGCGAAACTGGTTCATGCTCTGGGTGAGAGTGGACAAGAACGGAGTGCTCTGGGTGTACAGAGAGTGGCCTGACCAAAGCTATGGCGAGTGGGCGTTGCCGTGCGAGAAGCCGGACGGGAAACCTGGGCCAGCGCAGCGCAGTTCAGCAGGCAGAGGCGTGGACGAGTACAGTCTGCTTATCCAGACGCTGGAGATTAACGACAAGGATAAAGAAGAGATAGCAGAGCGATATATCGACCCAAGAAGTGCTGGAACAGCCGCTATGACGAAGGAAGGCGGAGTTACGCTGCTTGATATGCTCGCAGACGCTGAGATACCGACATACTTTATCCCAGCAGCTTCAGCTAGCGTGGACGAGCGTGTGCTCATCATTAACGACCTGCTATGTTACGACAGGGAAAAACCCCTAGAAGAAGGGGTGAACCATCCAAGGCTTATGGTGCATGAGACGTGTCAGAACCTGATTTACTCGCTTCGGGAGTGGACAGGCGCAGACGGGCAAAAAGGAGCTAGTAAAGACCCTATTGACGCACTAGGATATTTGGTAATGATGAACCCGCAGCATTCGGATGCGACGGATGAGCTTATGAAGGCGGGACAAAAATTTGCAGGAGCGTACTAATGACTTACGACAAAGATCCACTAGCGATTGCAGGAGCAACGCCCGATATTGGCGACCTTCTGGACGAGTATAACCGCTCCATGGTGAACTCAAGCCAAGGCAATTTGGCGACCAAGTTCGATAATATCCGCTTTTGCAGGTGGTCTGGACAGACAGATGACGGCAAGAAATGGAGCAAATGGCGTGAAGAAGGCAATCCGGCGTGGCCTTTTGAAGGCGCAAGCGATGTTAGGCTCCGGCTTGTGGACAGCACCTGCAACGAGCTATCTGCCCTGCTAGTTACAGCTTTTCAACGCTCAGACATCAAAGCGCAAGCGTCCAACCTGCAAGATTTAGGGCTATCGAACGTAGCCTACACCTTAATGCAGTGGGTTAGGGACAATAAGATGGCGAATGAGCTTCGCAAAGAAGCAGAGCTAGCAGCGCAGTACGCTCTTCAGTACGGCTGGACAGCATTCTACGTTGGTTGGGAACAGCACATCAGCAAGCGGCCACAGTCCATTTCCATGGAACAAATCATGGGGCTAGCACAGCAAGCAGGCAGCGAGCAGTTAGCGCAGCTTCCCATACTGATTATGGAGCAACCGGACGTAGCAGCGTCCATCGTGCAAGCTGCCTTGGGGATTGACCTCTCCGAATGCAAGCGCATGGTTAAGGAGCTAGCTGAGACAGGCGTAACTTCATACGACGAAGAGTACGTCTCTCGCAACCTGCCAACGGTGCAAGCCCTCAAGCCTTGGGATGAAATCATTTTCCCGCCTGAGACAGCAGACTTGCAAAGGAGCAGGGTCATCTTCCGCAGAACGTGGATGAGCGAAGTGGAACTGCGCGAGAAAATCACCACTGACGGTTGGGATCCCAACTGGGTTGAAAGAGCACTCCAGCAGATTGGCAAAAGCAGCACGCTCTACAATATCAACCTGCTCCCCACGACGACGATGCTCGTCTACAACGGGGTCAACTACAACAACATGGTTGAGGTGGTGTATGCGTACCAGAAGAGCTTGGATGGCAAGGCTCCCTGCATTTACTACACCGTGTTCTGTCCGCAGGCGGCAAGCAACAGGCGCGAGGATGACGCAAGCTGGGCTATCTACGAGAAGCTGGACTACGCACATGGCGAGTATCCCTTTGTGGAGTTCCGCAGAGAACAGCTCCGCAGAGCGATTGCAGATAGCCGTGGGATTCCTGAGTTAGCGATGACCGATCAGGACGAGATTAAGGCGCAGCACGACTCTATCCGCGATTACACGGCGTTCGCAACGCTGCCGCCCATCAAGGTGGTCAAGCGCATCGGAGCTATTAACAAGGTTGGCCCAGGGGTGCAACTGCCCGTGACGCAGCGGGACGATTACACATGGATGGAGCCTCCGGCACGGGAGCCGAACACAGCGTTCAACCTGATTAAAGCCGTGGAGATGCGGCACTGCGCGTACTTCGGAGTCTCGCATGAGCTTGTGAATCCGGTCAGGACGCAAACGCTCCAGCAGTTGCTCGTGAACAACTGGCTTATGAGTTGGAGAGGCGTGTTCCGGCAAGTGTTTGCTCTGTGCGCTCAGTTCCTCTCGCCAGAAGAGATTGCTGCGATTACTGGCGGAATGCAAATCCCGCAGAACTTGGCGTCTATCCACAACGAGTTCGACATCAACATTCGGTTTGACGTGCAGGACATGAACCCTGACTTCATCCAGAAGAAGATTCAGTTCTTGCAGACCATTAGCCAAATGGACGCTGGCGGAGCTATCGATAAGAACGCCTTAACCAAGATGATGCTGCAAGCTGTGGCTCCAGAGGTGGCGAACCAGCTTATCGTGAATCAAGCGCAAGCAAGCCAGCAGATGTACAAGGATGTGCAGAGCGATATTGCCAATATGCTACTAGGCAACGAGGCCATTTACGCTGAGAACGATCCAGCCGCACAGACCAAGATGCAGTTCGTGCAGGACATCATGTCGAAGAACCCGAAAGCGCAAGCGGCATTGCAGCAGGACGAGAACTTCAAGGCTCTGTTCGAGAACTATGTGAAGAATATCCAGATGAGCCTGATGCAACAGCAGAACGCTCAGATTGGGAGATTGGGAGTGAACCAAGTTAATAAATGACCGAAGAACAAGCACTAGCGTTTAGCTTTACTGGCGAGAACAAGCTATGGGACAATATTTTGGCTGTAGCTGACTCGTACATTGAGCGTGAAGTTTTCTCTGCAATCGACAGAAATACCGCTGGAGAAGCCAGAACACACGCTGCTGGACGAGCGGACGGGGCTAATGGTCTCAAGGAAACTTTGCTATGGTTTAGAGAGGAAGCCCTTAAAAAAAGAGGGTTGACAGATACAGATTTGACCGCATAGTGCGGTTAATTGCCTGCTAGTCTGGGCAACAACAAACAGACTTGGTTAATGATAGCGGTTCTTGCACCGCAATAAAACAGCATGCCACAAGATGAAACACAACCTGTGTCGCAGTCACAGGGGGAAGAAAGTTCTGCGGAACAAGTCGGTTTGCTCGATGAGTATTCGCTTAGTGCGATGATCAAAGACACGTTCCTATCCGACGAGGGACAAGCAAAAGCTCCCGCTCAAGAGGAGCAATCGGCAGAGGAGGAGGAAGAGCCGCAGGCTGAAGAAGCCGAAGCTGAAGAATCCGAATCTGAAACGCAGGAAGAATCGGAAGAAGAATCCGAAGAATCCAGCGACGATGTGTCCAAGGGCGTTCAAAAGCGAATCAACAAGTTAGTTGCCGCTAAGAAAGCTGCCCTTGCTGAAGCGCAAGCCTACAAGGAGAAACTCACGGAGCTTGAGAGCAAGCTCAGTCAGGCTCCAGCCCAGGTCGCAAAGCAGGAGAATATCTCTGATGCAGTTGCCAAGCTCACGAGTGTTGAGCAGGTGGATGCAGAGTGGAGAAAAGCTACTGAGGTGCTGATGTGGTGCGAGGAGAATCCAGATGGCGGCGTTATTCAACTGCCTAGTGGCGAAGAAGCTGATGTGGATGAATCCCAAGTGCGGCAAATGAAGAAACTTGCGCTCCGGCGCAGGGAACTGGAGTTGCCAGCACGAAGACAATATCTGCTAGTTGAGCGAGAAGCTGACGCTCAGACGGTGAAGGAGTTCCCATGGTGGAAAGACCCTTCTACGAAAGAGTATCAGACCGCCCAGCAGGTGTTGAGGGACTTCCCAGAGATTCGGGCCAAAAGAGCAGACTACAAACACATCGCTGGGATTGTTGTTCTGGGACTCCAAGCATACCAAAACATGCATGGGAAACAGGCAGCAGCACCCAAGCCTATCAAGCGAGCACCAAGCCAACCCGCAATCAAGGCTGCGCCTATGGTTAAGGACAATGGCAAAAAGGTGTTTGATAGCTTCGCTAGAAACAACGGTGACTCAAAGCTGTTCTCTGACCTGCTCAAAGCCAAAGGTTTCGTAGATTAACAACTCAATATTATGGCACTATTAACTGAACCCAACCTCTCCGGTCGCGGTAAACGCGAAGACCTCATGGACATGATTGCCTTGGTGGATGCCAAGGACACGCCATTTACTTCAATGGCGCGTAAAGGCTCCAAACCTGGCAACATGTACTTCCGCTGGCAAGCTGACCAGAACCCTGGCGTTACTGTCGGTGGTGTCGTGGACGGCACGGATGTGACTTCGTACTCCAACTTTGTTGTTGGGTATCGCAAGGAACTCGCCAACTACGCACAGATTTTCCGGCAAACCGTTCGTGTGTCCAAGCTCACGCAGGACATCGCAGACGTTGCAGGGATTCGCGACGAGTTGAGCGACAACATCGCCAAAGCCATCATCGCCATCAAGCGTTCGATGGAAGCGACGTTCACGTCCGACCAGCTTGGTCAACCCGACAACGGCACGACAAATCCTTACCTCACGGCAGGGGTACAAGCGTGGATTGGCGGCGACAACATCGGCACTGGGCTAAACATCGGCA